CCGATATTTCCGCAGATAGATTAAAGAACGCTGCAGCTACTAAAAAGTTAGCCATCTTTGATGCTTTTGAAATTCTAAATAGAATTGAAGAAGAAAAGAATATGTTAGAAGATAAACCTAAAGAAGAAAAGAAAGAAAAAACTTTTAAAGGTTTTGCAGAAGGGAGGTCTAAATAATGTATCAACAAGAATTATATAAAATAATACCCGATTATATTAAACCTAAAGTTCTTAAAAGAATGAATAGGTATAATAAATGGGAGTATGGATACAATGAAGAACATGATATTATAGTTATCAGTAAAACTGGTAAAATAGGTGAAGTATATGAAATACAAAACCTTAAAATAGCTTTACCTAAAGAAGAAAAAGTTCACAAATTTGAAAACGATAGATGGACTAAAACTGAATACCCTAAACCATTAAGTAGAATAAAAACCGTATTTCATTGGAGAGAATATCCAGAGGATTTTAAAGAAAAATGGTTTGAATATATTGATGAAGAATTTAAAAGACGTGAAGAAGGGTTTTGGTTTTATAGTAAAGGTAAAAAAACTTATTTAACAGGCACACACTATATGTACTTGCAATGGTCTAAAATTGATGTAGGACCACCAGATTTTAGAGAAGCAAATAGATTGTTCTTTATATTCTGGGAAGCTTGCAAAGCAGATACACGATGCTACGGTATGTGTTATCTTAAAAACAGACGTTCGGGATTTTCTTTTATGGCTTCAGGTGAAGCTGTAAATATGGCAACTATCTCAAGTGATGCAAGATTTGGTATATTGTCTAAAACCGGACCAGATGCTAAAAAGATGTTTACTGACAAGGTTGTACCTATATCAGTAAATTATCCTTTCTTTTTTAAACCGATTCAAGATGGTATGGATCGACCTAAAACAGAATTAGCTTATAGAGTACCTGCATCTAAATTTACTAGAAGAAGTATAGAGGCGGGAAATGATCTTGCAGAATTAGAAGGATTAGATACAACTATTGACTGGAAGAATACTGGAGATAATAGTTATGATGGTGAAAAATTAAAACTATTAGTACATGATGAGTCTGGAAAGTGGGAGAGACCTAACAATATATTAAATAACTGGAGGGTTACAAAAACAACATTAAGACTTGGTAGTAGAATTATTGGTAAATGTATGATGGGATCTACTAGTAATGCTTTAGATAAAGGAGGTAGAAATTTTAAAAAATTATACGATGACTCAGATGTTACAAAGAGAAACGCCAATGGACAGACTCGCTCAGGATTATATAGTTTGTTCATACCTATGGAATGGAACTACGAGGGATACATTGATGCTTATGGCGTACCTGTATTCGAGACCCCAAAACAAAATGTTAAAGGACCACACGGAGTTAATATTAAAATAGGCGTAATAGAATATTGGGACAATGAAGTTGAAGGATTAAAAGATGATCAAGATGGTTTAAATGAATTTTATAGACAATTCCCAAGAACTACTAAACACGCTTTCAGAGACGAATCTAAAGAATCTCTATTTAATTTAACTAAAATATATCAACAAATAGATTACAACGAAGATATTAAAACCTCCTTAAATATAACTAAAGGAAGTTTTATGTGGGAGAATGGAGAGCAAGACACTAAAGTTATATTTATGCCTAATACACAGGGTAGGTTTATAGTTACTTGGGTTCCAGAAATAAATCTACAAAACCGTAGATATATGAAACATGGAGTTAATTACCCAGGTAATGAACACATGGGTGCTTTCGGATGTGATCCATATGATATATCCGGAACAGTTGATCAAAGAGGATCTAACGGATCTTTACATGGTTTAACAAAGTTTAGTATGGAAAATCATCCACCAAACCATTTCTTTTTAGAATATATAGCACGTCCTCAAACAGCTGAAATATTCTTTGAAGATGTTTTAATGGCTTGTGTTTTTTACGGAATGCCAATACTAGCAGAAAATAATAAACCTAGACTTTTATATTATTTTAAAAGAAGAGGTTATAGAGGGTTTGCAATGAATAGACCCGACAAAAGAAGAAATAAATTATCAGTTACAGAAAGAGAAATAGGTGGAATACCTAACTCAAGTGAAGATATTAAGCAAGCACACGCTTCTGCTATTGAAACATATATTGAACATTTCGTGGGATTAAAAGAAACAGGATATGGAGATATGTATTTACAAAGAACGCTAGAAGATTGGGCTAGATTTAATATTAATAATAGAACAACACATGATGCTTCTATTAGTTCAGGTCTTGCTTTAATGGCGTGTAATAAACATAGATACGCCCCAAGTAAACCTATAGTTGTAGAATCTGTAGATTTAGGGATAACAAGATATGATAATAGAGGAAATACATCAAAAATTATAAGTTAAATGAATATATACACTAACACCAACAGCGTTTTTCCTAGTCAAGTAGTAAGCGATGCTGAAAAAGCTACTTGGGAATACGGCGAGCAAGTTGCTCAAGCAATAGAACAAGAGTGGTTTCGTAACGGAAGGACTAATGGTAATAGATATTTAACTAGTTGGAATAATTTTCACCAACTAAGATTGTATGCTAGAGGCGAACAATCTATACAAAAATACAAAGATGAATTAGCCATTAATGGTGATTTATCATACCTTAATTTAGACTGGAAACCTGTTCCTATCTTATCTAAATTTGTAGATATTGTAGTTAATGGTGTATCTAATAAAACTTATGATATAAAAGCTTATGCTCAAGATCCTGATTCTATAAAGAAAAGAACAGAATATGCTTCTAAAATTTATGAAGATATGCTTTCTCTTCCTTATTTAGAATTAATAAAAAATACTTTAGGAATAGATTTATATCAAAGTCCTGATTTAGATATAATTCCAGAAACTAAAGAAGAATTAGAATTACACATGCAATTATCTTATAAACAATCTATAGAAATTGCAGAAGAAGAAGCTATATCTAGTGTTTTAGCTCAAAACAAATACGATCTTATTAGAAGAAGATTAAACATGGACTTAACAGTCTGTGGTATTGCTGCAGCTAAAACTAATTTTAATACAGCTGAAGGAGTTACTGTTGATTATGTAGATCCAGCTTATTTAGTATATTCTTATACAGAAGATCCAAATTTTGAAGATATATATTACGTAGGAGAATTAAAAGCTATAACTATACCAGAACTTAAAAAAGAATTTCCTAATATATCTAAAGAAGAACTAGAAAGAATACAAGCAATGCCTGGTAATAGATCTTATATTACAGGTTGGGGAGATTATGATGAAAATACAGTACAGGTTTTATATTTTGATTATAAAACTTATCATAATCAAGTATTTAAAATAAAACAAACTGATCAAGGTTTAATTAAAGCTATAGAAAAACCAGATACTTTTAACCCACCAGAAAATGATAATTTTGAAAGAGTATCAAGATCTATAGAAGTTTTATATAGTGGAGCTAAAGTATTAGGAACTAACACAATGTTGAAGTGGGATTTAGCAGAAAATATGTCTAGACCTATGGCTGATACTACTAAGGTTAGAATGAATTATAGTATTTGTGCTCCTAGAATATATAAAGGTAGAATTGAATCTGTAGTAAGTAAATGTATAGGTTTTGCTGATATGATTCAATTAACTCATTTAAAATTACAACAAGTAATTTCAAGATTAGTTCCAGATGGTGTATATTTAGATATGGATGGTTTGGCAGAAGTTGATTTAGGAAATGGTACTAATTATAATCCAGCAGAAGCATTGAATATGTATTTCCAAACTGGTAGTATAGTTGGTAGATCACTTACTCAAGAAGGAGATATGAATCCAGGAAAAGTTCCTATTCAAGAACTTAATTCTTCAGCAGGTGGAGCGAAAATACAAAGTTTAATTCAAACATATCAATATTATTTACAAATGATAAGAGATGTGACCGGATTAAATGAAGCTAGAGATGGAAGTACTCCAGATAGAAATACACTAGTAGGATTACAAAAGATAGCAGCTAATGCTTCTAATGTAGCAACTAGACATATCGTACAATCTAGTTTATATTTAACATTACAATTAGCTGAAAATATAGGGTTAAAAATAGCTGATGCTTTAGAGTTTCCATTAACGAAGGCATCGTTACAAAATTCTATATCTACTTTTAATATTAAAACATTAGAAGAAATTGTTAATCTTAATCTGCATGATTTTGGTATATTCTTAGAATTAGAACCAGATGAAGAAGAACAAGCTAAATTAGAAGAGAACATTCAAGTAGCTTTACAGGCTCAAGGTATTGATTTAGAAGATGCTATTGATTTAAGACAAATCAAAAATCTTAAATTAGCTAATCAAATGCTTAAAATTAAACGTAAAGCTAAAGGTGAACAAGACCAAGCTAATCAACAAGCTAATATTCAAGCACAAGCTCAAGCGCAAGCAGAGACTGCAGAAAAAACAGCTATGGCTGAAGTACAAAAACAACAAGCTATTAGTGGTGCAAATGTAGAATATGAAAAAGCTAAGAGTGAGTTTGAGAAAGATCGTATGCAATTACAAGCACAATTAGATCAACAAAAATTAATGGCAGAGCATCAAAATGCTATGGAATTAAAAGGAATGGAACGTCAAGCTACACAAGAAAAAGAAGCTTTGATAGAAGATAGAAAAGATAAAAGAATAAAAATGGAAGGTACTCAACAGAGTAAAATGATCCAACAAAGACAAACCGATAGCCCTGCTATTGATTTTGAAGCAGAAAGCGGTTTGAATATGGCCCCTTTCATGTAAAACAGTTAATTATTTAATTATATTATATTATGTCAGAAACAAAAACAACTTCTCAAGAGGAAGTAAAACAAGAAGGTGACTTTAAATTAAAGTCAAAAAAGAAAACTCCTAAAAAATTAGGAGAAAAAAAAGATAATGTTACTAAAGTAACTATTAATCCAAAAGAACCTTTAATTGAGGTTCCTAATAATGTTACGAAAGTAACTATTCCTAAGGAAGAACTAAAAAACGAAGATAATGCCATTCAAATCGGAGAAACAGAGAAAGTACCTGTGGGCAAACCATCCGGAGATAGCCCAAAGGTGGGAGAACCTGTACAAAAGTCCAACGAGACTTCTGAAGGGTTTTCTCCAATCAGCGAAGTTACAGAAGAAGAAGTAAAACAAGTTGAAAAAGAGGTTAAAGAAGCTGTTAGAGATGAAAAAGTATTAGGTAAAGCTTTACCAGAAAACATCGAAAAATTAGTTAACTTCATGGAAGAAACTGGTGGTACTATAGAAGATTACACTAGATTAAACGCGGATTATTCTAAAGTAAACGAAGAAGCATTATTAAAAGAATATTATAAAAAATCTAAACCACATCTTAATGATGAGGAAGTAGGTTTTGTAATGGAAGAAAACTTCTATTATGATGAAGAAATTGACGAAGAGCGTGACGTCAAAAGAAAAAAACTCGCTAAAAAAGAAGCAATTGCAGAAGCCAAAAACTATTTGGAGGACTTGAAACAAAAATATTACGACGAGATCAAGTTGAGACCGGGTGTTACTCAAGAACAACAAAAAGCTATGGAATTCTTTAATCGCTATAATGAGCAACAAGAATTTGCTGAGCAACAACATACTACATTTAAACAAAAGACTAAAGAGTTATTTTCTGAAGATTTCAAAGGTTTTGATTTTTCAGTTGGAGATAAAAAATACAAGTACAATGTTCAAAATCGTGATGCTGTTGTGGAGAATCAATCAAACATTAGCAATCTAATCGGGAAGTTCCTAGATGGAGAAGGCAATATAACAGACCCGATTGGTTATCATAAAGCTATTTATGCTGCTGAAAATGTAGATCAAATCGCCAGTCATTTTTATGAACAAGGCAAAGCAGACGCTGTAAAAGATGTAGTAAAAACGTCTAAAAATCTTTCTGATGTGAAAGCAAGAGAAGGAAACACAGGTGAAGTTTTTGTCGGAGGTTTAAAAGTAAAATCGATTAGTGGTTCAGATTCTACAAAATTGAAAATCAAAAAACGAAAATTTAACAATTAAAATTAACAAATTATGAGTTTAACTCCACAATTTGGAAGTATTACTCCGTCACAGATTCAAACTCCTAGCCCTTCAAATTATTTAGTATTTGATGGTGCTGCAGGAGCAGGGGATTTTGCGCAGCAATACTTACCAGAAATTTACGAACAAGAAGTAGAGCGTTATGGAAACAGAACGTTATCTGGCTTTTTGAGAATGGTTGGGGCAGAAATGCCTATGACCTCTGACCAAGTAATCTGGTCTGAACAAAATAGATTACACATAGCTTATGATGGTTGTACTCAAGCCGCTGGTGGTGGTGTTGGAAGTAATCCTTCTACCGTTACCGTTGCAGGTGCAGATAGTAACGTTATATCAGTAAATGATACAGTTGTAATTCTAGACCCAAATAACGGTTTAGAAGCAAAAGCAATAGTTGTTCAAACTACTGCTGGTGCTGGTGGTAACGTTGTAGTACAATGTCTTAATCCAAACACGACTTTAACAGCTCAAGGATTTAGTGTAGCTGCTGGAGCAATTAAAATGTTTGTGTACGGTTCTGATTATACAAAAGGAACAACACTTGCAGGTGCTTTAGCTGGAACTAACTCTGCCGTTAGGTTAAGTGTAGACCCTTCTTTCACACAATATTCTAACTCACCAGTTATAATTAGAAGTCAGTACGTTGTTACTGGATCTGATATGGCTCAAATCGGTTGGGTTGAAGTTGCTACTGAAGATGGTGCTTCTGGATACCTTTGGTATTTAAAAGCTGAGTCTGAAACTAGATTAAGATTCGAAGATTACTTAGAAATGGCAATGGTTGAAGGTGAAACTAACGCAAACGCTGCGGGTGGTACTGCTCCTTATCAAACAGCTGCTTTACCAGGTACTGAAGGTTTATTTGCTGCTATCAACGCTAGAGGAAATGTAGAAGTAGGATTTACTGCTGCTGCTGGACTTGATGAGTTTGATGCAATTCTTAAAAACCTAGATACTCAGGGTGCTATTGAAGAAAACATGCTTTTCTTACAAAGACAAACTGCTTTAGATTTTGATGATATGCTAGCTGGTGTATCTGCAGGATTTAATGGAGGTGTTGCTTTTGGATTATTTGAAAATTCAGAAGAAATGGCGCTTAATCTTGGATTCTCTGGATTCAGAAGAGGTTCTTATGACTTCTATAAAACTGATTGGAAATACTTAAACGACGCTTCTACAAGAGGTGGTATCGTTGGTATCAATTCAATTGAAGGTGTATTAGTTCCTGCTGGAACGAGCACAGTTTATGATCAAATTTTAGGAACTAACATCCGTAGACCTTTCTTACATGTAAGATATAGAGCGTCTGAAGGTGATGATAGAAGAATGAAATCTTGGTTAACTGGTTCTGCTGGTGGTGCTTTCACATCTACTCTTGATGCAATGGAAGTTAACTTCCTTTCAGAAAGATGTTTAGTGACGCAAGCTGCTAACAACTTTGTATTATTCAAAGGAATCTAAATGATTCAACAAATGTAATTCTTACCCTCGTTATATTGACGGGGGTAATTATTACTTTTATAAACTATTTAATTATATTATATTATGGCAAAAAATGAAAAAGCTTTTGTTGAAGAAACAGAAGCAATGGTAGAAAAACCAAAAGTAAAAAAACAACCAGTTAAAAAAGATAGCTGGGAAATAAAAGATAGAATTTATTTTTTAAAAACAAAAGATAATCCATTAACTTTAACTATACCAGGAAAACATACTAAAAAACATTCTTTATTATGGTTTGATCCTGAAAGTGGTAAACAAAGAGAACTTAGATATGCAACCAATCAAGACTCTCCATTAGCTGATGAGCAAAAAGGAGAAGCAACTATGGGTCATATTATGTTTAAAGATGGGGAATTAAGAGTTCCAAAAGAAAAGACTAATTTACAAAAATTACTTTCTTTATATCACCCTTTAAAAGATAGAATTTATTATGAATTTAGTGCAGTAGCAGTAGCTAACACTGAATTAGACGAATTAGAAATAGAAATTGACGCTTTAAATGCAGCTAGAACTATAGACATAGATCACGCTGAAGCTATATTAAGAGTTGAAAAAGGATCAAGTGTAGATAGCATGGCCTCTAAAGAAATAAAAAGAGACTTATTGTTGTTCGCAAAATCTAATCCTAAAATGTTCTTAGCATTAATACAAGATGAGAACGTACAACTAAGGAATACAGCTATTAAAGCAACTGAGGCGGGGATAATAAGATTATCTCAAGACCAAAGAACTTTTACATGGGGATCAAATAATAGAAAATTAATGAATGTACCATTTGATGAAAACCCATATTCTGCATTTGCGGCTTTCTTAAAAACTGACGAAGGTGTAGAAATCTATAAATCTATAGATAAAAAACTTAAATAACAAGTAATAATAATATAGGGGTGACATACGTCACCTCTGTATTATAATAAAAAATATAATGGCGGTAAATATAAATACAGTATATACAACAGTCTTGTACATATTAAACAAAGAACAAAGAGGATATATTAACCCCGGAGAGTTTAATAGTTTAGCTACACAAGTACAAGAAGAAATATTTGAATCATATTTTCCAGATGGCAATCAATTAAACCGTGCCAATCAACAAAACATGCAAAATGATACAGAGTTTTTTAACGTGTTTAAAAACAACGCTTATAAACTATATCCTTTTGAAAGTAGTCAAGCTTTTACTTATAATGTAGACAATGATGCGTGGCGTTTTAGCGGTAGCGGTTCATTATATAATATAGGTGAAATTACATCTATCTACAATACTACTAATCCTAGATATGATTCTATGACTGAATTAGTAAGTAAAAAAGAGTATACTACTATAAGTAAATCTAAACTAACTACTCCTACAAGTCAATATCCTTTGGCTTATATAACCAATGCAACAATAGCTCCTGCGACTTCTCCAGAGGTTTTATTAAAAATATCTCCTAAACCAGATAGTGTATCAGCTAATTGTGTACTAAAACCTACATCTCCAGTATGGGGATTCAATGTTGGTACGTTAGGACAATACACTTATACTAGTGGAACTTCTACTGATTTTCAATTAGATACATCAGAACAAGCTAATATTATCACAAAAATTTTAAAATATGCAGGGGTTATTATAAATGATCCTACTGTTATACAAACTGCTACAGCTGAAGCACAAAAAGTAGAAGTAAACGAAAAATCTTAATAAAAAATGTCAAGAATAACAGAAACTAATCAACAATATTATCAAGGCTCACAAGGCTTTAGAGGAGATGCGGGAAACACAGCTGGCCAAGCTTTTACTACTACTTTTAATACAGCTTTAGTTTTTGGAAGTTATGATCCTACTGAAGAAAATTATGCTCTAAATAATTTTAAATTATATACTAGTACAACAGGTTTTCCTGGTAGTTGGAGTGAATACACTGCGGCATATACAGTTACTAATAACACTATAACTATTACTGGTAATCCTGGAATTGATATTTATATTATAGTTCAACTTAAAACATTAGATGGTGGAATGTATGGAGATACTCCTGCTGAAGAAGCTATTGGACAAGCTGTAGAAGATAACTATGGGGGTTACCAATATCTTAAATTAGGAGATATAATTGATAATTACATGGTTGGTTATGTAGGAGATGGAAAACTAATACAAACAGTAAAAAAATCTGATGTAGTATTTTGGGCAAAAAGATCACTACAAGAGTTTAGTTATGATACTTTAAAAAGTATTAAATCTCAAGAATTAAATATTCCAGAAAGTTTATCTCTAGTTATTCCGCAAGATTATGTTAATTATGTTAACTTATCTTGGATAGATGCTATGGGTGTTAAACGTAGAATGTTACCTGTTAACGAATTAACTACTAATCCCTATTCTACTCCTTTACAAGATGACAAAGGAATACCTACACAAGATAATTTTGGTGAAGACTTAGAAGGAACTTCTCTTACTGAAGAAAGATGGCAGGAAGCAAATGTTAGATTATTAAATGGTACATGGAATCAGTGGGATAGCTGGTACGAATACGCTGTATCAGTTTATGGATTAAATGGTCCATGGAATTGGGGACAATTATATGGGTTAGATACTAAATATGCTAATAGAAATGGATGGTTTGGAGTAAATGAAAGAGAAGGTAAATTTACTTTTTCTAGTAATTTAGCTAATAAACTTATGATATTAGAATACGTGTCAGATGGTTTAGCATATGACTTAGACACTAGAGTTCCTAAAATGGCTGAAGAGGCTATGTATAAAAGTATTTCTTATAATATCTTAGCTACTAGAGCAAACGTTCAAGAATTTATAGTACAAAGATATAAAAAAGATAGATATGCTGCATTAAGAAATGCAAAAATAAGATTATCAGAGATTAAACTTGGAGAATTTATTCAAGTAATGAGAGGCAAGTCTAAATGGATTAAACACTAAAATTTAATGGCACAAACTATTAATACTTTTGTTAAAAGTAAATTAAATAAAGACCTAGACGCTCGTTTATTACCAAACGGAGAGTATAGAGATGCTACTAATGTACAAGTTGCTAAATCTGAGGGTCCAAATGTGGGTTCATTAGAAAATGTATTAGGAAATAAAGAAGAAATTAATTTTGACACTGCAACAGGTACTGGTGCAAACTGGTATTGTATTGGGTATGTAACCAATGAGAGTGATAGTTCAGCTTATTTATTTTTAACTGATTATACAGATCCTGTTCCTAGTAATTATACTTATTCTACTACCGCAAACAATGCTATAGTAAAATTTACTGCCTCATCTAATCCAAACAGTGTAGGTACTACTACTCTTTTAGTATCTGGAGCTTTTTTAAATTTCTCCAGAACTAATCCTATATATGGAATAAATTTATTAGAAAATTTATTATACTGGACAGATAATAGAAATCAACCTAGAGTAATAAATTGGGATACAGCTATCGCTACAGCTGGATATTATACTACAGAAGATCAAATATCTGTAGCTAAATACAATCCTTATGCTGCAATGTATTTGTGGCGATCAGCTCATTCTTCTGCAGCTGTTCCTTATGAAACTACTATGCAAGATGTTACTAGTTTGTATCAACCTAATGGAGGCCAAGCTAATGTTAACGATCCAGGAGGATTTGCTGGAGGATCACCTGATATAGTAATAGATAGTATTAAAGGTAATATTTTAGACGGAGGTGGACCTGATGTCGATAGTCCTTATAGTGCTACAGGTGCTACTATTTATTATGTAGCAAGTGATGGAACAATGACATCTACTTCTAGAACTGTAGATTCTTATGACGCAAGTACTAATACTTTAACAGCTTCTGCTAATTTACCCGCTTTAAATGATAATACAGTTTTAGTATTTAATCCTAATTATTTTTATGATAAATCCTATGCTGGTGATGAAGATTACTTAGAGGATAAATTTGTGAGATTTAGTTATAGATTTAAATTTGATAATGGAGAGTATTCACTTATGGCTCCATTTACTCAAGAAGCTTTTATACCTAAACAAGATGGATATTTCATGTATGTAGAAAATGGAGATGATATACCTAAAAAAGATGATCAAACAGATAGTTATAGAAGTACTATTGTACGGTTTATGGAAAACAAAGTAGATGAACTTCAATTAAGAGTTCCACTACCATTTGCAGGGAATGCTTTAGAAACTAGTCTTAAGGTTACAGAAATGGATATTCTATATAAAGAATCTGATGGTTTGGCTGTAAAAGTTATAGAGACTATTCCAGTAGCAGATATTGCTACAGCTGCCGCGGCTACTTTAATATATGATTATACTTATCTATCTCAAAAACCTTTTAAAACTCTTCCTAGTGATGAACTAACTAGAGTAGCAGATAAAATACCAGTAAGAGCATTAGCACAAGAAGTCTCAGGTAATAGAGTAATATATGGAAATTATCAAAACAAACATACTCCTAAAGATACATTAAATTACAATGTAGCTGTTGATGAAAAAGAAGCATTTAGTTTACAAGACGGTACAGCGACATCTACAGCGCCAACTGGTAGTGTAACCGCGGGAACATCTATTACAATTGGAACAGTTGTAGGCACTATAATGGTTGGAAGTATAGTTACAAGTTCTACAGTTGGGGTTACAATTCCTGCTAACACGTTGGTTACTGGTGGTAATTTAAGTACAACATTAATCCTTAATAATAATGTTACTTTGGTCGATCCAAGTTCTTTGGTTTTTACCGCTGTTGGCCCTGATACACAAACTGTTAGTAAAGTAGAATATCCTAATCATAATTTAAAACAAAATAGAAATTATCAAGTAGGAGTAGTATTATCTGATAGGTATGGTAGACAATCTACAGTTATTTTATCTAATAACGATACAGTTTCTACAATAGGTAGTTCTTCGTTTATCGGTGATACTGTATATTCAGCCTACAATAGTCCCGGTATAGAGCCAGAAGACTGGCCTGGAGATTCTCTTAAAGTCTTATTTAATGACCCTATAACTCCTAATAATTTCAATCCTATTACCAAATGGCCTGGAATATATAATGGGGACTCTACAAGTGCTAACTACAATCCACTAGGTTGGTATTCGTATAAAATAGTAGTTAAACAAACAGAACAAGAATATTATAATGTATATTTACCTGGAATTATTGCATCATATCCAGAGGATCAAACTCTAGAATTAGGTAGTACATCGTTTACAACTCTGATAAATGATAATATTAACAAAGTACCTAGAGACTTAACAGAACTAGGACCAACTCAAAAACAGTTTAGAAGTTCTGTTCAATTATTTGGAAGAGTAGAGAACACATCTACAGCTCCTACATATACTGGAGCGATTATTCAAAACATAGGTCAAACAAATACTCCTTATTTTCCAGGTCGAGCTACAGATACTGTTTCTACAGTTTCTACTTTAGATGATTTATTTGGGTATAACCCTACAGATCCACCTAGGCCAGATAATTACGGAGCATTTTATGCTTTATCTTCTAATCCTTTAGTAGCTAAAATTAGTACAGATGCTCAAATTGGGCAAACAGTAACAACTAATTACGCTAACTCTAGTGGGTTGGTAGATTTACAATTAGGAACAGCTCAAACCGATACGGTAGGTACAGTAACTGCTACTACTTTTGCTATAGATAATGTTACTGGTAATATTGCAGTAGATTCAACTGTTACTGGTTCAGGTATAATAGGAACTGTTTATGTGACCGCTTATGTAGGTGGTGATATAACGTTAAGCCAAGAAGTAACGTTAGCTAATAATACTCTTTTAACTTTTAACTCTACTGATCTTTCATCTAGTACTATTTTATTAAAGAATGTTATTGGAACCCCAACAGCTGGTTCTTGGATTGTAGGTTATGGGATTTCTGAAGGTATATATGTAGGAAATTACACAAGCGCTACAACAAGTACTGGTACCATTAGTGTAGTAGATGCTACTAATGCGGCTTATAATATAACTGTATTAGAAAATGATAGATTAGATTTTTATCCTGGATTTGATCACCCTGATTTAGGTACTTTAATTAGACCAGGCGCACAGTATTTAGCTATATATGAAACAGAACCAGTAGAATCTTTATTAGATTTATATTGGGAAACGTCTTCAAGTGGAATTCTTAGTGATTTAAATACTTTGATATTAAATTCAACTGGAGGTGCTTCAGAACTCTCTACTTTTAATACATCTAACTGGAATGAAGGCTTAGATGATGGAGCTGATATATTAAATAATGATTTTACTTTACAAAACGGATTTGGAGTTGATATTGCTCCAGGAGACATTGATAGTGTAACGATTGATAGTGTAAAAGATGGTAATGGTATAGATAGACAACTAACCGCTAATGGAGGACCTTATTTTGCTTTAGAAGCAGGTGCTTCAGGTTATTATAACATTATCACAACAACTAATTATTATAATAATATATATTTTAGTGCTCCTACTAATGATCCAACTAGAATGTTTACTTTTGCTTTTAACACAACTACAAGTGTTGATGGTGAGATATCTAATAATGAATTTTCAGAAACCGCTGGGCCACTTAATGTAACACCAACAAGAACAGGTACTATTGATCCATCTGATGGAGATACAATATATAAATCAAGAATAGATACAAGTGTAATAGCAGCATGTGATTTTAAGAATGGTGCTCATAATACTGCTTTACAATGGAAAGATTTAACATTAGAATTCCAAAGTATAGTGAATCTAGCTGGTGATGAATGTAAAGATTTAGGTTATTTTGCTTTAACAGTTACTCAAACAGGAACTATTCAAAGAGCAGAAATTACTATCAACAATCCTGCTCTACCTATAGATATATATGATATTACTGTGCAAGCACAAGATGCTGGTATTTCTCCTGTAGCAACATATAACTTTTCCGTAGATTTTAGAACTATAGTTAATTATTCAGAAAATGCTTATATATGGACAAAAGGATGTTATGAACTTATAAATTGGCCTATTATTTTATTTGAGGTAACTACTTCGGGTATAACTGCTAATAAAGGTTGGTATGCTTATTTACCTCCTATTGATGGTGGTTTAAGTAATTTAGCAGATGGTAGTGTAATAACCTTAGATAAAACAAACGCGTACACAACCTGCCCAGATGATGGAGGACCTGGACCAAATTGGGGAGATACATTATTTGTTTATGAAGAAGCAACTCCTTCTCAAGCAGGATTAAATACTTTATTAGACACAGTGCTTTGCGCTCAAGGTTTAAACGGTACCATGGGAAGCGGACTTGATTGCCCACCTTATAATTGTGAGAATGTTGCTGGCTGTGGTGATACAGGATGTTATGAAGGTTATACTTATGATTATGGAAGTGGATCCCCGGAAAACTGTGGCGGAAGTGAAACTGCGGAAATAATTGATATAACTTCTTATGCAATAGAAATAATATAATGATAACAAGAAAAAAAATAGAAGAAACTATTAAAAAAATTCATAAACAAAACTGGAAAGGATATATGTTATAT